TTCATCAGGAACCTGTTTTGGCATGTAGAGATTATAACACGAGACCTGTAGAGGTTTGTGTTTTACGCTACTAGAATCCTTCGGATGTGTGGCTCGTAAAACGCGAGGTTCGCGCCATCTGCCAAGTCAGGCGAGTAGCCTAATCGTTCCTTCATCTTGGCTTTATCTTCAACGACCTTTTGCCCCGGTGCTTTGTATTTAGGTGCTGAAAACTCGCGCTCCAGCCGCTCGCGAATGTCTTTCCTCAAACGCGAGAGATCAAGGCGCTTCGTGCGTGCTCGCTCGCGCGTGTCAAACCACAACTCAGACCGGATGTTCTTATACTGCTCCTTGTCCTTCGCTTCTTTCGATGAATTAACATCAATCGCCTTGTATTCCCAGCTTCTAAGCGTATCGGCTGGGCCTGTGCCTAATCCGCCCGTAACGTCCACCTTGATACGAAAGGCTTTGGCGAGCGCCTCAATCTCTTCCTTTGTGCCGTTTGGCTTGACGTTTCGCGCCGCTTCTAGTGCTTCATCACGGCAAGCCGTGGCAACCTCAACCGTGTCCATTTTTCGGATCTCGCGGCCTTTCAGTAAGCACGGGCCACGGCGCACGAAAATGGTTGTGCGATCGTCACCAAACCTCGCCACGTCGCAGCCTAACTCGGTAACGTCCGTCTCGCTTATCGCCTGAACTGGCTGAAACTTTAGCCATGCTTTCGGGATTACCTGCTGATCTGCCTGTGTTGGAAACTCCCCAAGTACGCGCCCCTGAAAATAAGCAGTCGGCATGTAGATCCACTTCTCGCTTAAATCTGCGGGCCTGCCTTCGAGTGCGTTCTTGATCTGCGGAAGCGAAACAAACTCAAAGGCATCCTCTGAAGCCGTCTCCACTACCTCGCACTCCTTCTCGAACATCTCGTAGAGCCACAACAGGCGGACAGCATCAGGAAACGGCGGCTTTTCGCAGCGTAGTTCTGCTTGAATGTTCGGATGGTTCAGCGCCGAAATGCTCATTGTGTGATAAAGCGGTGACTCGGCAGCAATACCAAACTCCGTCGCTTCATCCGTTGGGTTTCCAATAGCAAACACACGGCACAGCGGGTTGGTCATCAAGCCGCCGATAGCGTCCCAAATGTATTTAGGAACACCCACACCTTCCTCGATAACAATCAGGATCGGTGCCGAGTGCTCGCCCTGAAAGCCCTCGCCCCGTTCAGCGTTGAGCGCCTTAACATAGTGATCGCCCTCGCGGTTCTTGTCCGAGTCCTTTATGATTCTTTCGAGGATTATTCCCGGCAGGTTCTTGCTTCTACGGAGCGATTTTAATTGCTTGAACGTGAGCCCGAATGACTGATCCCAGGTTGGTGCTGTGATGTACCCGATGTGCCGGCCCCAGCAGTCAAACCACCAACTCTCAGCAAGGGCCGCCGTGAATGTCTTACCAACTGCGTGCGAGGCTTTTACGAGCGTGTAGCGATTGTCGAGAATGCTTTGCAGCATCTCATCCTGATCGGGTGTAAGAGTGACACCGAGAATGTCTTTCGAGTATGCCTGCGGTCGGAACTGGTACTTTTCGAGGCTGGGCTTACTGGATTGTTTCTGAGTCGAGGCTATCTCGATCTGATCCGCTATCGGCCACAGATGACGCATTCGCAGAGAAGGTGGCAGCGAGTTTTGTAAGGTCGAGCTTGACTCCATCTGTTTCACTTTGCGCGAACTTTATCCAATCCAACACATCTTTTTCGGTTTCAATAACGCTTCCGCTTACCTTTTGCCTGATTACACGATTGGCGAGCCTTAAACGCTCAGCGCGACTCGCTATGCCAATCATCAAGGATAGCCGATCAACTTCCGCTGCGAACCGTTCATCATTCAACCAGTTACGGATAGTACGATCGCTGACACCGCACTCTGCTGCTACGGAGTCCTGCGTATGGCCTTCCGCGAGCATGACTGCGGCTTTGTTTCGCTCCTCTGTCCATTCAAAAGCGGAAATCATTCGGAACCGCTGCGTCCCTCCCTACCACGCTACCTTCCCCGCGTGACTTGCCACTGTCCAGAACAATCCGACGACGAATAGTATCTCACCCACCCGTGCAACCCAGCCATCAGCTACCTTCTGCCACTTGGTAAAGATGAGCCAGATGAGCAGGCCGAGGAGGCAGATGATGAAGGGGATGGTGATCATTGACTAGCCTCCGCTGCTTCTAACAGTCTTCATTTCCTCGTTGCCGCACTTTTAAGACCGCTCAGTCTGCGCTGCTCCGTTGTACGAGTACTACGCTTCTGGGCCAAGGCTATATTTGCTCTGTGTTCAGCGGTAAACGGACGACCTTTGTGAGATCGGGTTGCTTGGTGGATGACATAGGGGCCGCGCTTTCTTCCGAGATTAAAGGCACGTATCTTTTCCCGTGTCTCCGGTGACACAACCCTTCCCCGTAAAGCCTCAGCTACCTTCCGAATGTGCTCAGGAGTTTTGGGCTTGCGAATCGCAGCCTTACAGCTAACAGATAATTTAGCTCGGACCTCGGGGCGGTTCATTGCGGCCCGTCGAATTGCTATCGTCTCAGGACTCTGTTTCTTACCCCGCTTTGACGCGGCCATTTTCTGAACGTATTCAGGTGTTCGCTTTATCCCGAGGACCGTACCAGCGGTAGGGGATTTGTTGTACCCCTTGCTTATCACGTCAAACGCATCAAGACATCGTTGCTCATAAAAATAGAGATCGTTCTTTGCGCAGAGCAACAACACACGGAATTGAAACGCTTCTGGTCCATACTTTCGCCATGCGCTTTGAAGGTGCGCGTTGTGATGCTCGCCGTGATCAAGAGAGCGCTTGTGAAGACGAATACGATCTCGCAAGTTCACCGCCGAGCCGATGTAAATCTTGCCGTTGATCGTGTTGGTAATCTGGTAAATTCCGGTGTTCATATTAGGCCAACTATACCACGCTCAAGCTATTCGCAAAAGCGCGGCGGCGGCTGTATTTGCTGGCATTGTTAGACTTAGAGTGCCGGATGTAACGGTTTGAGATCCGAACGTCGCGACAAGTATCGACTTGTTGCTTTGTGTCGAGTTGTACAGCAGCACACAATCAAACGCCGTGGCAAGTGTCACCGAGGTGTAGACGATTGATGCTGAAGGCGTCCAGATGCCGGTTGACGTATCAAGGCTGGGTGTGGTCCCATTCGTTACCGTCACCCCACCGGCTGAATATCCTGAACCTGACACCTCGCCCGTAGCCGTGTACGCTGCCGTGCTTGGGCTGATGGTCGCGGAGACAAGATACAACGCCGCCTTAACCGTGTCGGTGGTTGGTGAGGTTAGTGACGTGCGCGAGACAAGCGTGGCCGCGCCAAGCTGGTGCTCACCGCGCATACATTCATGCTTGAAGTTGTGGGCTACGCCCGCGGAGTTTGCGATGGCTACACCTCCCTAACCGATTATCCCGACTTCGCTTGCGCTGAATGCGACTTTCTTCAACGTGACATTAACTGACCGATGAACGTGATGATTACAGAAATGTGACACAGAGTCCGGTTGCTGCGTGACGTGCGCCTGTCCGCTGCATCCCTTCAAACAGTACTCAACCGAGGTGGTGTGCTCATTGTCGTTGTCGGTAACGTCCTCGCGCTTAATCAGCGACGATTCATTCATTGGTCCAAGTGTCGTATTGATCACTGCTTTGCCGCCTCTTTCGCCTCTCGTTTAAGTGTCGCCTCGATGTCGGCTGGCTTCATCGGAATGAACTTCAGCTTTTCAATCTTGTTTGCGTGGGTGTCACATGCTGCGATGAACCTCAGCCCGCTCACGCCCACCGGCGCTCGCCCGCCTGCCGTTGCTTCGTTTGGACACCAGGTACAGGTCACTGGCAAATAACCTCAGGCCAATGCATTGCTTCCACTTCAGCATGTATTCGATCACGTTCTGCCTCTTCTCGAATCAAGGCACGACAGCCCGTGCAGTACAAGTAGTCCCTTTCTCCCGTGGGCCGGGAAAAGAACAAGTCACAGCGAAAGCATTTCCCGCCAAAGATGTTTCGCCCGTGCGATTTCCAGTTACAACGATAGCACTGCATCCCAGCATCTATGCAGTCCTGAATTGATGGCGGCTCTGATTTTGTCCACCCAAGCATTAGGTAGCTATACAGTTCGTCCTCTTCGCACTGGGGGCAATAGGGCCATCCATCTTTGCGAAACTCTTTATAGGCGGGATTCACTATTACGCTCATGCTTCAACCACTATCTGCTCAACCACTGGCAACACGCCCTGCTCAAACTCATAAACCTTGCCCGCGCTGGTCCTAATCTCGATGCCGTAAGGGTTATTGACTGGCGCGGCGGGCGTGCCTCCGGTCAGTAAAAGAGAGTTCACTTTTGTAGCTTCAAATCGGATGATTGCGATTCCGTCCCCTGCTCCGGTGTCTTCAATCTGTCCCTGACCCGCTACCAGTGTCGATGTGATGTGCTTTTCAAATACCAGTGTTCCTCCGGTTGGAGCGTTGAATCTCAAATACGCGTCTGCAACTGTCTGCCCTGTGGGAATAATCGACACCGTGCGTGTAAAGTCAAGGTCATTACCTCTGACGTGCGGGGGACTGATGACAACTTGCAGGTCGGGCATCTAGGTATCGGTCCTCGTATCTTGATAGACGATTGACCGTGCGCTGGTGTTGGTAGTTGTCAGGGTCATCGTACGCGCATCACCTGTTCTCAGTGTCCCGGTTCCAACATGCGTGGTGAATAATACACCAGTCCCGATGTTTTTAGATACAGAAAGTGCGTCTTCAGGTGCGAGGATGGCTATCGTGCCCACTGCGGAGGTGGCACTGACCCCGGTGAGTGAGACGGTTCGCGATGGTTCGAGCAGCCCGGTTGCTAAGATTGCAGCGACTCCGGCGAGGGTGATGGCGCGCTGCGGGCTTAGTATTCCAGCCAAGGATGTAGCACTCATCCCGGTCAGTGCCTTGCTCATGGTTGGGGCCAGTGTGCCGACAGAGGCGATGGCCTGCACGCCAGTGAGAGCGACAGTGACAGTCAGGGTTGGAGTGACCGTGCCAACCGCGCTTGTTGCCGAAACACCTGTCAGCGCCGTTGAGCGACTTGAGCCGACACTACCCGCACTTGCGGTTGCAGAAACGCCCGTAAGCGCCACGGTGACGCCAATGACCGGGGTAAGCGTGCCTACTGCCGAGGTTGCACTGTTGCCTGATACCGAGACCGTTCGACTGGTGGTAAGAGAGCCGACTGATGCCGTGGCGCTTTGACCGGTGAGCGCGACAGTTGCAGTCGGCGCAACCAGACCCACCGCACTGGTAGCAAGATTGCCTGACAGCGCAATCAAGCGGGTTGGCGCGAGACTCCCTGTTGAGGATGTGACACTAGATCCAGTCAGCGCCGTGTCACGACCTACGCCCAAAGTCCCGGCGCTCGTTGACGATGACACCCCGGTT